AAGAGATCAAACTCAAAGATCTAGTGCTTTAAGAACTAAAAAGAGGTAATATAAAAGAAATGTTTTGATTTTCTTGATAAGTGGCTGCTAATTACGGGATAAATCTTGAAGTAAGAATAAAGGCACAAAAGCTAAAAATATTTAATGATCGAATAAAAAATACACAAGAAAGAGTTGCTAAAGCTAATAAATTTCTTAATGAATTAGCTAAAAGTAATGATAAAACAGCAGTTCCGAGTATAAATAATTTAACAAAATCATTAAATGAAGCTAATAAAGCATTTAGAGATGCTGCTGTTGGTACTCCACAGGCAAAAAGAGCAGCAGAAGATTATGCAAAAGCTACTAAATTGGTTAATGAAACTTTACGAGAACAAAATTTATTATTAGAAGATGCACAATTAAAACTTAATAAAAGACCTGGATTACAAAATAAATTTACTACAACATCATCTCCTTTTGCTGCATCAAGAGATTTTTTGGGTCGTAGTAATGCAGAAATAAATGCTTTGTTAGATGACAAAGCTGACCTTGTAATGAAACAACAAGAAGAAGCAAAAGCAGTTCAAAATGCTTTAAAACCTACATTACAAGGAAATAGATTACAACAACAACAAAATGCAACTATTAATAAACAGTTAGATGAAAGAGCAGAATTATATATGATTCAAAATCAAGAAATAAAAGATATTGCAAATACTATTAGAACGAAAAAAATAAAAGAGTTAGAAGCAGAGGCAAAAATAGAGAATGAAATATTAAATGCAAGAGCAAAACGAGTACAATTAGATAGAGATGAAACTGCAAGAAGAAGAAGTAGACAAAGTATAGAAAGAAGGCGAGATTTATTAGAACTTCCAGGTGCAAGATTAGCAAGGGCAAGAAGAGGAAGAACCCGTGGAGATAGAGCTATTAGAAATCAAGCATTATCAAATGCACTTATTGGTGGAGCTTTTCCTCTGTTATTTGGTCAAGGATTGGCTGCCTCTGCTGGTGGTGGTTTAGGCGGTGGTGCAGGTGGTATTTTAGGAGGACAATTTGGATTTGCATTATCTCTCGTTGGTACATCTGTTGGTTCTGCAATAGATAGGCTTATTAAAGGTTTAAATGATTTTGGTAAAGCATTAGAAACAACTGATGGTGCTTTAAAATTGATAACAGATCGTAATTTATTTAGTAGCAAAGCCATACAAAAACAAGCAGAAGCATTAAAAAGACAAGGTAGACAAGCTGAATTAAATGAACTTATTACAAGAGATTTAGGTAATTCATTAGGTGCGATTGCTGTAGAAGATGTGCAGAAATTTAGTTCTGAGATGGAAGAATTATCAAGACAGTTTGGTATTTTAACAACACAGTTTCAAATATTAGCAGCAGGTCCATTATCAAAAGTTATTGATTTAATAAATAGTGTCGTTGGTAGACAAGTTTTAGAGTCAAGAGTTAGCAATCAATTAAGATCTTTACGAAAAAATAATCCTGAAGCCTTTCAACAATTTCTTAGGGACAATCCACGAACAGCTAAACAGTTTTTATTAGGCACAGGCGAAAATATACTTAGAAGAGTAGATCCTCTAACAAGTGCATTTGATACTAATGTAGGTCCAGGTGGTTTTAATTTTGCTGGAAGAAGTGATGAAGAATTAAATACTCTTTCAAGTACATTAAGTGGAATATCAAATAGATTAGGAATTAATAATAATTTAGGTATTGGAGGAAATGATGCTGATGAAATATTAAAAGTTCTTCAAACTGAGGAAGGTAATTTAAGAAAAAAACAAGATGCTTTAAATAGTTCTTTTGGAATTGAATCTGCAATAGCTGTTATTAAAGAAAATAATAGTCATCTTGATGATAAAACATTAAATGATTTAGAAAAGAAAGTAAGAAAACAGATGGAAACCAATGAAAAATTAGAAATTGAAAATCATCAATTACAAATAACTTTGGATCTTTATAATAATATTGCTTCTAGTATTGAAAATGGAATTGTTACTGCTATTGAAGGAGCTATACAAGGAACCAAAACTTTAGGAGATGTTGCTCGTAGTGTTTTTGCAGAAATACAAAGATCATTAATTAGATTTGCTGTAAGTTCAGCTTTAGGAGGTTTACCAGGAATAGGTAGCTTTTTTAGAAGAGCAAATGGTGGTTCTGTTAGTGCTGGTAAAAGTTATATGGTTGGAGAACGTGGTCCAGAAATGTTTGTTCCAAATGCAGGAGGGCGAATAGTTCCTAATTCAGATATGGGAGGTTCTACGAATGTAGTAGTAAATGTAGATGCTTCTGGTTCTTCTGTTGAAGGAGATAAAGAACAAGGAAAAGCACTTGGTCAAGCGATGGCAGTTGCTATACAATCAGAATTAATTAAGCAAAAACGACCTGGAGGTTTACTTGCATAATGGCTACATTTCCTTCAATAAAACCTACTTATGGACAGCAAAAAACATCTGCACCAAATACTCGTACTGTAGTTTTTGCTGATGGGTTTGAACATCGTCTGTTATTTGGTCTTGCACAACATCAAAATCCAAAGGTATTTAATTTAACCTTTAATGTTTCTGAAACTGATGCAGATACTATAGAAACATTTCTTGATGCCCGTGCAAATGATAGTGATAGCTTTGATTTCACACCACCTGGAGAAACTGCTTCATCAAAATTTGTTTGTGAAACTTGGTCAAAATCAATACCATATAACAATAGAGCTACAATACAAGCAACATTTAGAGAAGTATTTGAACCATGAGTACTGCTCCTATTATTACTGATTTACAAAAAGTAAATCCTTCTGCAATTATTGAATTATTTACCTTACAAACCGTAGCTGCTATACACGGTTCTACACAGACTTTTAGATTTCATAATGGTAGTAATTTAAATAATAGTGGAGATATTATTTGGGCTGGTAATCAGTATTTAAAAATGCCAATAGAAGCCGAAGGTTTTGCTTTTCAGAAAGGACAGTTACCTAGACCAACTTTAACTGTTAGTAATGCTTTAGGCACAATCACAGCTATTTTACTAAATGTTAACCAAGTAACAACAGGTAATGATTTAACAGGAGCTACAGTTACAAGAATTAGAACTTTAGCACGTTATCTTGATGCTGTTAATTTTCCTGGCGGTACAAATCCATTAGGAACACCAGATCCTACAGCAGAATTTCCACAAGAAATATATAAAATAGATAGAAAATCAGCAGAAAATAGAGAAGTTGTCCAGTTTGAGCTTGCTGCTCCCACTGATCTTGCTGGAATAAGAGTCCCAGGCAGACAATGTACTAGGTCAGAGTTTCCTTCTATTGGTACGTTTATTGTATGACTTGGAAATATAAAGCATTACTTCATGCTAAACGTGAAGATCCAAAAGAATCTTGCGGTTTATTATTGAACGTAAAAGGCAAAGAAAGGTACTTTCCTTGTCGTAATCTTTCAATGACGGATCATCAATGTTTTATTATTGATCCAGAGGATTATATAAAAGCAGATAATACAGGTGATATTGTTGGTGTTGTTCATAGTCACCCTATAACACCTCCAGTTGGTAGCCAAGCAGATCAAATTGGTTGTGAGCAGAGTAAACTTCCGTGGCATATTGTTAATCCAAAAACAGAACAATGGGGGTATTTAGAACCTTGTGGATATAAACCTCCATTATTAGGTAGACCTTGGGTTTGGGGTGTAACTGATTGTTGGAGTTTAGTTAGAGATTGGTATAAAGAAGAAAAGAAAATTGAACTAAGAGATTGGGATAGACCTGTAACTCCAGAAGAATTTGCAAAAAGTCCTTTATTTGAAGATTGTGCATGGAGAACAGGTTTTAGAGAGTTAAGACCCGATGAAAAACTTGAAGTTGGTGATGTTTTATTAATGAGTATTTTAGGAGATGGTTTAAATCATGTAGCTATTTTTTTAGGAGATGATGTTTTACATCATTTAACCGATAGACTATCTTGTAGAGAACCATATTCGCAATGGTTATTAAAATCTACTGGAAAGAGGTATCGGTATGCTTCGTAAAATAAAGTTATACGGTGAACTTGCAAAATTTGTAGGTCATAAAGAGTTTGAAATAGAAGCAGATAGCATTGTAAAAGTAGTTAGTTTTTTAGTTAATAATTTTCCAGAATTAGAAAAATATATGAATCCAAAATATTATCAAGTAAAAGTTGGTAATTATGCAATAGACAAAGATGAATTACATTATCCAATAGGACAAGAAGATATACATATTGTTCCTGTAATAGCTGGTGCTGGTAGAGGTGGTTTTGGAAAAATATTATTAGGTGCTGCCTTGATTGGAATAGGAATGGCTGCTGGTGGAATAACTTTTGGAAATTTCTTTAATCCTGCTGTAGTTCCTTATGCCCCAGGTTTTGCTTCAGCAACTGGAATTGTAAAAGCTAGTATTGCTTTAGGTGGTGCTTTAGTCTTGCAAGGTGTTAGTGAGATGTTATTCCCTGTACCAAAACCAAAAGAGTTTAGAAGTGAAGAAGATCCTAGATTATCTTTTAGTTTTTCTGGTGCACAAAATACCAGTAGAGCAGGAACTTCTGTTCCACTTGTTTACGGTACAATGATTACTGGTTCAGTGGTTATTAGTGGTGCAGTTGATACTCAGCAGGTACAGGCATGACAGACGTTCCAAAGAATATACAAGGTGCTGGCGGTGGCGGTGGAGGTAATCCACCACCTCCTCCTGCTCCGACTAGAACTCCTGATACTTTACATAGCAGACAGTTTGCCACTTTTCTTGACCTTATATCTGAAGGGGAAATAGAGGGTTTTGAAACAGCTTCAAAAGAAGGTCATTCTAAAGGATCAACACAATATAATACTGCTGCTTTTAAAGATGTATTCTTAAATGATACACCCATCTTAAGATCTCAGGCTAGTTCTACTTCACCACAAAGTAGTGATTTTAATTTTCAAGATGTAGGTTTTAATATACGATTTGGAACGGCTAATCAATCTAAAATTGCAGGAATATTAAGCAGTTCTTCAATTCAAGCAGTAAATGTAAAAGTTGAACAGGGCACTCCTGTAACAAGACAGATAACAAATACAAATGTAGATGCTGTAAATGTAACAATTACTTTTCCTCAAATGCAAGAGGCAAAAGAGAACGGAGACTTATTAGGTTCTTCTGTAACTTTACAAATACAAGTTCAATATAACGGAGGTGGTTTTAGCACTCTAATCACAGATACTATAACTGGTAGAACTGCTGATGCTTACCAAAGAGATTATAGAATCAATTTAACTGGTGCATTTCCTGTTGATATAAGAGTAGTAAGAGTAACAGCAGACAGTACAACTTCCAGTTTGATTAACTCTTTTAACTGGACCAGTTTCGGTGAAATCATAGATGATGCTTCTACTTACGCTAACAGTGCTTATACTTCTCTTCGATTGGACTCAATGCAGTTTCAATCAATCCCAACAAGAAAATTTCGTATAAGAGGAATAAAAGTAAGAATACCAGGTGCAGGAGCTAATAACTCAGGTACACCAACTGTTGATTCTAATGGTCGCATAGTTTATCCAAATGGATATATTTTTAATGGAGTCATGGGTGCTGCTAAATGGTGTGCGTGTCCAGCGATGGTGTTACTTGATATTTTGACAGATACCAGATATGGATTAGGTAATCATATCGGAGATAGTGCTATTGATTTGTTTTCTTTTGTAACAGCTAGTAAGTTTGCAAATACTCTGGTATCAGATGGATTCGGAGGACAGGAAGCTAGATTTAGTTGTAATGTAAATATTCAAGCAGCGAGTGAAGCTTTTGACATCATAAATGAACTGGCTGGAGTAATGCGTTGTATGCCTATATGGTCAGCAGGTACTTTAAGTCTTGCTCAAGATAGTCCAAAAGACGCAAGTTATTTATTTACTCTGGCAAATGTCACACCAGAAGGTTTTAGTTATTCAGGTAGCAGTTTAAAAACTAGACACACAGTAGTTTCTGTGTCTTATTTTAATATGGATACTAGAGAAATAGATTTTGAAGTTGTAGAAGATGCTGCTGCAATAGCTAAGTTTGGAGTAATTATAAAACAGGTAAAAGCATTTGCTTGTACTTCAAGAGGTCAGGCTGCTCGACTTGGTAGGGCAGTTCTTTTTACTGAACAAAATGAAAGTGAAATTGTTTCTTTCGCAACTTCTATAGATTCTGGTGTTGTAGTAAGACCTGGTGCTGTTATAGAAATAGCTGATCCTGTTCGTTCTGGTGTTAGAAGAGGAGGAAGAGTGAAATCTGCAACAACACAATCAATAACTGTAGATGATTCTGCTGCGACTGATTTACCCACAACAAATAATCCTTCTATCAGCGTGATAATGCCTGATGGAACTGTAAGAGTAGCAAGTATATCTTCCATATCAGGAAATGTGGTCAACATTAACGGATCATTACCTCAAGCACCTAATCCTAATACTGTATGGCTTATACAAGATGATACAGTTAAGACTCAAAAATTTAGAGTAATAACAGTAGAAGAATCAGATGGTGTAAATTATGCGATCACAGCTTTATCTTATGTAAATGAAAAATATGCGTTTATTGAAGATGGTTCAACTTTACCTACCAGAACAATATCTGTTTTAAATCTTCCAAAAGCTGCTCCATCTGGTCTTGTTGGAGAAGAAAAATTAGTTGTTATTAATAATCAGGCTGTATCTAAACTAATTATTAGTTGGCAACCCGTAACAGGAGTTACTCAATATCAAGTTAATTACAGATTCAATAATGGTAATTTTGTATCTACTACTGTTTCAAGTCCTGACTTTGAAGTATTTAACACATCTGTTGGAACTTATGAAATACAAGTATTTAGTTACAACACCGCTTTACAATTAAGTCCGACATCATCAAATCTAACTATCAATACTGTTGGGAAAACTGCTGTTCCCGATAATGTATCGGGGCTAACTATAGAACCTTTTTCAGATAAATTAGTAAGACTTAGATGGAATGTGTCTTCTGATCTTGACGTAACTCACGGTGGTTTTGTTTATGTAAGACACTCTACAAAACTAGATGGAACGGGCACTTTTGCTAATTCTGTTGATCTTATAGATGCTTTGCCTGGAAACTCTACACAAGCAGTCGTTCCACTATTAGAAGGAGAATATATTTTAAAGTTTCAAGATGATGGTGGAAGGTTTAGTACAGGAGAGACAAGTGTAGTTATTGATTTGCCTGATAATGTATCTGCATTAGTAACTCAGACCAGAAGAGAAGATTTAGATAATCCTAAATTTCAAGGAGCAAAAACTAATACTAATTTTGATGCTTCAGCAGCAGCACTTACTTTAACTAATCCTGCTACTAATGCATCTGGTGAATATGCTTTTAATACGGTTTTAGATTTAGGTGGTGTATTTAGTCTTGATTTAAAACGTCATTTCCTTAGTGAAGGTTTTTATATAGGCACGTTATTTGATTCTAGGACAGCATTAATAGATACATGGACAGATTTTGACGGTGCAGAAGCTACTGCTGTAAACGCTAAATTACTTGTTGCTACTACTCAAGATAATCCTTCATCTGGATCGCCTACATTTACTGCATTTCAGACTTTTGCAAATGGAACTTATAAAGGAAGAGGTTTTAAATTTAAAACAGAATTGACAAGCGGAGATCCAGCACAAAATATACGAATAAGTCAGCTTGGTTATACAGCAAGTTTACAAAGAAGAGTTGAGCAAAGTAATGCACTAACAGCTAATGGATCAACAAATGTTACGTTCACCAATACATTTTTTGTAGGAACTTCATCATTATTAGGAGCAAACAGTAATTTACCTTCTATTGGAATTACTGCTCAAAATCTAAATGCTGGAGAATTTTTCCAAATATCTAATATAAGTGGTACAGGTTTTACTATTGTATTTAAGGATAGTGGTGGTAATGCTATTAATGGTAAGCAATTTACTTATCAAGCTGTCGGATTTGGCAAAGGATAGTACAATGGAACAAACAACAGTTTTTAGATGACCAGAGTTGTAAGCACAGGTAAAGAATCTGGTAATAATTTTGAACCAGCTAACGGTACTGGTGCTCAAGTTCGTACTGCCATAAAAGATATTTTCGGTGCGTTAAGAACACTTAATGCAGGAAGTGGTGATCCAAGTGGAGCAGCTAATGTCGCTGCATATCAACCCCATATAGACACTAATACGAATTTACTTAAAATATCAAATGCCAGTAATAATGGATTTATTACTTTAGGAAATATAAGTCAGGCAAATTTTGGTCATGCTGATTTAACAGGTGCAACATTTACTGGTCCAATAATTAATAACTACACATCAGCCTTAAGATTACCTGTTGGTACGACAGCCCAAAGGCCAGGTAGTCCTGCTGCTGGTGATATAAGATTTAACTCAACTACAACTGAAGCAGAAATTTATAATGGTAGTATATTTACAGCCGTTGCTGGTGGAGCAGGAGCAACAGGTGGTGGAAACGATCAATGGGTGTTTGAAAACGATCAAACAGTAACCCAAAATTATCAGATCACCGCCAATAAACACGCACACTCTGTTAGTCCAACGATTAATAATGGTGTGACAATAACCGTGCCAAGCGGTGCAATCCTTGTTATTCTTTAACTATGGCTTTAACTTTAAACGGAACAACTGGTATTTCTGGGGTTGACGGATCAAATTCCGCACCATCAATAAGAGGTTCTGACTCAAACACAGGATTTTCATTTAGTGGAGATAGCTTAAGATTTAATACTGGTGGAATTGAAAGAGCAAGATTCACAAGTGTAGGAGCTTTGCATATCGGTGCAACTTCACCCTCAAGTGGAGAAACAAGATTTACTGCTGTTAACGATTCAGAAGCAAAAGTTTCATATTTTCACCACAATCACAACAGCCAGAGGTCTTGTATTGATTGCCAGAATAATCATGCTACAGGTGGCAATTCTGCAATAATGATTGAATTTAGAAGGGCAGATGGTGGTAGTGTTGGAGGTATATTTGCAAGCACAAGTAATGCTCAGTACAATACCGCTTCTGATTATCGTTTAAAAGAAAATGAAGTTTTAATATCAGATGGAATAACAAGATTAAAAGCACTCAAACCTTACAGATTTAATTGGAAAGAACATAAAGATCGAATTGTTGATGGTTTCTTTGCCCATGAAGTTTCTAGTGTTGTACCAGAGGCAATTACAGGTACTAAAGATCAAGTTGACGAAAATAATGATCCAGTTTATCAAGGCATTGATCATTCAAAATTAGTTCCGTTACTTACTGCTGCATTGCAGGAAGCAGTAGGTAAAATAGAAATATTAGAAACAAAAGTTGCTGCATTGGAGGCTGCATAAATGGCAAAAATTCAATTAAACGCTGCATCAGGTGGAGGGTCAGTTGCTTTTGAAGGGCCAGCATCTTTAGGCTCAGATAAGATTATTAAATTTCCTACTGCTCCTAGTGTCATAATTCAACAAGTAACAGCATCTACTCAAACAAGAACAAATAGAGGCTCTAATAGTGGAGTATTTACGAATACCGCTTTAGCTGCTTCAATTACTCCAACAAGTGCTAACAGTAAAGTTTTTGTTCAAGTTTTTGGAACTTATAGGTCAGATGATTCATCTACAAGTGGTGCGTTATCAATAAACAGAGGTTCTACAAATTTAGGTCATTCTTCAAGAGGTCTTGTAAGTTTTTTTGTAAGTTCTAGTTTTAACAGAGTTGGTCCAGTAAGTATGGGAATTTTAGATTCTCCAAGTACAACCTCTTCAACTACATACACTGTTACTATAGCTCGTACAACTGGTCCTCATAGTGTGTTTTTTCCACAAAGTGACAATGAAGATCCAGGGATTATAATTTTATCGGAGGTAGCAACATGAGTTTTGGCAAGGGTAGAATTATTTATCAGCTTTATAGTGATGCTGATGTAATTTACGAAAACGGTGATAATTTTACCGTCAAAGATAAAGATGGAAAAGATATTTCTATTGATATGTCGGCTGTTGATGCTGAGTATGCAAAACAAAATTACAAAAATGTAAGAGAACCTTTATATCCAAGTATTCAAGAGCAATTAGATATGCAATATTGGGATAGCGTTAATGGCACTACCACTTGGAAAGATGCCATTGCTAAAGTAAAAACAGACAACCCAAAGCCTAGCTAATTATGTCAACTTTAAAAGTCAATAAAATAATACCAGTAGGAGGTGTACCATCAGGCGGTGGTGGTGGAATAATTCAAACTGTAACTGCCACAACAACCTCTAAAGCTGCGGAAGATTGTTCAACAAACGCATTTAGAAATGGAATGAACTTTAACTGTACGATTACACCAACTTCTAGCACAAGCAAAATAATGCTTTTTTATAGTTTATCTTTTTGCGTTGAATCACCAACAAGAGAAGTAACAGTTAGACCAACTAGAGGTGGCACTGCTTTTTTGATTGGTGATGCTAGTGGTTCAAGAACAAGAGGATCTTTTGCCCGACTGTTTTCTGATAACACTCAAATGGAATCAATCAGTTTTTCATGTTTAGATTCACCAAGCTCAACAAGTGCTGTAAATTACGGTTTTGATTATGCAATCATGAATCAGGGTTGTTTTTTGATAAGAAATGCGGTTTTTAATGATGGAGATGATGCAGATACTTTAAGAGGAGTAAGTACCATAACAGCAATGGAGGTATCAGCATAATGGATTTACAAGCAATAAAAAAGGCATATCCAAATGCTTCATTGATTGATGAAAAAAAAGGAGTGTTTGATTCTTCTGGTGAAAAAATTACTATTGAAGAATCTAAAATTAGTTCTACAAGAACTGAAATAAATGCTGAAGCTGCGAAAGTAGCTTATCAATCTGTTAGACAACCCTTATATCCATCTTTAGGTGATTTTGCAGACGCAATGTATTGGAATAGTAAAGGAGATTCTAGTAAACTTACAGCATATTACGCAGCCTGTGAAAAGGTTAAAACAGACAACCCAAAACCTAGTTAAATGGCTATTACACCTGGAACGTATAATATGACCGTTCAAAGGAGATCGGATCATAGTATTCAGCTTGTTTTTAAAGATTCAAATAATGCGGCTATTTCTTTGGTAGGTTTTACTGTTGAAGCTCAAGTTTGGGAAGAAACACGAACCACGAAATATGCTGATTTTGCCGTAACTTATACAAACAGAGCTACAGGAACAATAGACATTGCGTTAACAGATACTCAGACCGCAACTTTTACTCCAGAAGTTTTAAAATATGATGTATTACTCACTAATCCAAGTGGATTGAAAGAATATTATTTGGAGGGTAATATATTTGTATC